CAGCAGAATTAAATTATACTGATGGAGTAACATCAGCAATTCAAACCCAGCTTGATACAAAAGCTACAACAGGTAAAGCTATTGCTATGGCTTTAGTCTTTGGTTAAACTTAGGAGAATATTATGGCAAATCCAAATCTAGTAGCAGTAACCTCGATATACGGAAAAAGTATACAGGGAGCTTTAGGCACTACAGTAACAACCGACTTATTGACTTGTGCAAGTAACAAGTTACTTAAAGTTAACACCATTATTATTGCAAATATTGATGGTACAAATGCAGCAACAGTAACAATGGGAATCATCAAAAGTGGTGGCTCAGTGGTCTTATTTGCTTCTACCATTTCTGTTCCAGCAGATGCAACCTTAGTATTGATTGATAAAAACTCTAGTTTTTACCTTCAAGAAGGAGACATCTTAGAGGGTGGTGCAGGTGCAGCTTCAGACCTGACCTACACTATTAGTTACGAAGAACTAGATGACGCTTAAGGAGGTATTTAATTATGGCTCACTTTGCAGAACTTAATTCAAGCAACGAAGTATTACGAGTAATAGTAATATCTAATGATGATGTAGATGCCAATGGTGGCGATCAACACGCAGATGCAGAAACATTTGTAGCATCTATTGTTCCACACTCAACAGGCGGTACAGCTTGGAAACAAACTTCATACAATAATAACTTTAGAAAACAATACGCGGGTGCGGGAAATATTTATGATGCTTCTAAAAATAAATTTATATCACCTCAACCTTATTCATCTTGGTCATTAGATGCTAGTGACGATTGGAAAGCTCCAGTAACATTTCCCAATACTACAGAAGTGGATTCTAAAGCTGTTCTTATTCTATGGGATGAAGATAACCTAAAATGGTTAGGTAAAACCTACACAGGTGAAACAGAAACTAACTATGAGTGGGATGCTTCTAGTTTAGCTTGGAATGTGGTCTAACTATGGCCAACCTTAATGGCGGAATAGTAGGTAAAGATAATTCAGCTGGTTATACCAAACTCATTAGCACATTTAACTCAAGTGGTACTTATACAGCACCTAGTTCTACATCTTCTGTTGACTACTTAGTCGTAGGAGGCGGTGGAGGTGGTGGAGCTCACTCAGGTGGTGGAGGTGGTGCTGGAGGTTTTAGAACAGCTACAAACAACCCAGTCACTGCCGGTAATGATTATCCAGTAGTAATTGGAGGAGGAGGTGTAGGTGGACTGTATTATTTTGCTCATACAAACAATACTGCATCTGCTGGAAATAGGGGCGTTGATTCTTCATTTAACTCAATAACATCTAATGGTGGAGGCGGCGGTGGAGGTATTAATTCAGGACCAATGCCAAACGCACAAAGAAATGGTGGTTCAGGTGGTGGTTCAGGTGTAGGGTCAGGTACTAATGGTACTGGAACTTCAGGTCAAGGAAATAATGGCGGCACTGCTATACAAGGTGGTGGCGCTCCTAACATTGGTGGTGGAGGCGGTGGTGGAGCGAGTGCTGCAGGTGCTAATGGTGGAACAACTTTTGGTGGAAATGGTGGAAATGGTACGGCTTCATCTATTTCAGGTTCATCTGCAACATACGCAGGTGGAGGCGGTGGTGGAACATACGCACCGGGTTATGGTCCTACATATAATGGTGGTACTGCTGGAAATGGTGGTTCAGGTGGCGGTGGTCCTGCAGGTGCTCCCGGCACATGGGATATTGGTACTGTAGGTACAGCCAACACAGGTGGAGGTGCAGGTGGAGGTTCTCAGGCAAACACACGACCAGGCTATGCCGATGGCGGAGCAGGTGGTTCAGGTATTGTTATTATTAGTAATCCAACAGGCTCATTTTCAGCTTCAGGAGTATGGGACATGAACGCACTTTACGATAATGTAAAAGCGGGAACATGGAGTTAATAATATGTCAAGATTAATCGGAGCAGCACAAACAGTAACTAACATAACTCAGGATGCAGTTATAACCACATTTAATTCTAGTGGTACTTTTACAGCAGCCACACATACAACTGTTGCTTGGGTTTTAGCCGTAGCAGGCGGTGGAGGTGGAGCTTCTAATGGTTCAGGTGGTGGAGCAGGTGGGCATTTAGAAGTTCCATCTCACCCAGTACCCTCAAGTGGAGTACCTGTAACAATAGGATCAGGGGGTGCTGCTGGTACAGGTTCTCCATTTACAGGAACTAGTGGTTCAAATACAGTTTTCGGAGCAGCTGCTCCACTTACAGCTATAGGCGGTGGTCATGGAAGCAGAGGTGGTTCAGGTGCTCCACAAGCAGGTGGTGCTGGTGGTTCAGGTGGCGGAGGTTATAGAGGTGGAGCAGGGGGTGCAGGAACAACAAATCAAGGTAATGCTGGTGGTTCGGCCAGTGCAACTAATGCAAAAACTGGCGGTGGTGGAGGAGCAGGTGCGGCAGGTCAAAGTTTAATATCATCTAGCCCAACACAAGGTGGAACAGGTGGAAATGGTAAAGCATCTGCTGTTTCAGGTTCATCTGTTACAAGAGCTGGTGGCGGAGCAGGTGGTTGGCATCCAGGCGCTGCTGGTTCTCCGTGGACATCAGCAGGTGGCTCAGGTGGTGGAGGAGCTAGTGGAAGATATGCGGGTGGTGGAGATGGAAGTCCGGCATCAGTTGCAGGTGGCACAAACCTTGGGGGTGGCGGTGGTAGTATGGCAGAAGGTGGAGTAGGTGGTGCTGGTGGTTCAGGCGTAGTTATCGTTAATGAACCTGCGTTAGACTTTGGGTTAGCGCCTGGTGTTTGGGATTTAAGAACTGTGTTTAAACAAGTCGTAGCTGACGATTGGGTATAATTTAGAATCATAAATATATATTATGAATCTAAAATATTATTACTGGTACTTTTCATCTGTAATACCTGAAAGAATATGTGACGATATTGTTCGTTATGGTAAAGAGCAAGACAAACAAATGGCTCTTACAGGTAGTTTCGACAAAGATAATCTCACCAAACTAGAACGCGAAAACATTCAAAAGAAACGAAAGTCTGATATTGTTTGGATGAATGACCGATGGATATACAAAGAAATACAACCTTACATACATCAAGCAAACGCTAATGCTGATTGGAACTTTGATTGGGATTTTTCAGAATCTTGTCAGTTTACCGAATACAAAAAAGGTCAATTTTACGATTGGCATTGTGACTCACACGAAGAACCTTATAACAATCCTGAAAATACCTATACACATGGTAAGTTAAGAAAACTTAGTATGACAGTATCGCTGACTGATCCTGATGAATACAAAGGTGGTGATTTAGAGTTTGATTTTAGAGACACAGACGAAGGTTCACAACCAAGAGTATGTGAAGAAATTAGAAAGAAAGGTAGTGTTATTATCTTCCCTTCTTTTGTTTGGCACAGAGTCAAGCCAGTAACAAAAGGAACACGACACTCTTTAGTGTGTTGGAATTTAGGATACCCATTTAGATGAACTTCAAGAAAAACAAATACCAAGTAATTAAAGGAGCCATCTCAAAAGAGTTAGCAGATTTTTGTTATCAATACTTTTTAAACAAACGAGCAGTAGCTAGACACTTGTTTGATGAAAAATATATATCACAATTTACTGAATACTTTGGGGTATGGAACGATCCACAAATACCTGAAACTTATTCCCATTATGCAGACATAGTAATGGAAACTTTATTACAAAAGGTTAAACCTGTAATGGAAAAAGAATCAGGACTTAAACTAACTGAAACTTATTCATACGCAAGAATCTATAAAAAAGGTGATGAGCTTAAAAGACATAAAGACAGATACTCATGTGAAATATCTACTACTATGCACTTAGGCGGAGATGCTTGGTCTATATTTTTAGAGCCATCAGGAGAAGAAGGTAAAGAGGGTATAGAGGTTAAACTAGAAGCAGGTGATATGCTTATGTATCGTGGTTGTGATTTAGAACATTGGAGAAAACCTTTTGAAGGTAAAGATTGTGGACAGGTGTTTTTGCATTATAATGATAATACTGGTAAAGATTCAAAACTAAATAAATTTGATGGCAGACCTATGATTGGCTTACCAGCATACTTTAAAGGTTTATAACATGGCAAATACAACAATACCAAGCGAACTCATAGCAGCAGACGCGATAACTGGCGCTAAAATTGCGGACAATGCAATTGACAGCGAACACTATA